CACCTGCTGCAAGTACAACTGGATTACCAAAATATTATGCTAGATTTAGTGAAGATCATTTTATACTAGCTCCGACCCCAAACCTCGCTTACACAGTTGAATTACATTATTTTTTTAGACCTGCAAGTTTAACGGCTGGTGCAGACAGTGGTACAACCTGGTTAAGTACAAATGCACCTTTTGCTTTACTTTATGGATCTATTATAGAGGCATATATTTTTATGAAGGGTGAACCAGATGTTATACAAAACTATAATGGTTTATATATGCAATATTTAGAAAGAATAAAAGATTTAGGAGAAGCAAGAGAAAACACAGATGGATACAGAAACGGATTGCCGTCAAGACCAAGGACATAAGACATGGCGTTAGCATTAAAAGATAGAGTAAAAGAAACAACGGCTACTACAGGTACTGGCACTTATACGTTAGCTGGTGCAGAAACTGGGTTTGAAGCTTTTTCAAGTATTGGTGATGGTAATACAACTTATTATTGTTGCACTGATGGGACAGATTTTGAAATAGGTATTGGAACATACACATTGTCTGGTACCACATTAGCAAGAACTACAATACTACAATCCTCTAACAGTGATTCTGCTGTAAATTGGGGAACTGGATCAAAAACAATATTTTGTACACAACCTGCGGATAAAGCTGCTTTCCTTGATGCTTCTAATCAACTTGTTATCAATGGAACTTCTGTCACCTCTACTGCCGCAGAATTAAATATATTAGATGGCAAAAGTTTTGTAGATGAAGATGACATGGCTTCAAATAGTGCAACAGGCATACCATCACAGCAATCTGTAAAGGCATACGTTGACACTCAATTAACTGCTGAAGATTTAGATGTTACTTCTGATAGTGGAACGATTGCTATTGATTTAGATAGTGAGACTTTAACGATAGCAGGTGGTGAAGGTATAGATACTTCAGCAACCTCTAATACAGTTACGATAGCAGGAGAGGATGCTACAACCGCTAATAAAGGTGTGGCTTCATTTAGTTCAGATAATTTTGCAGTATCGAGTGGTGCAGTAACAATTAAAGATGGTGGTGTTGCATTAGCAGAAATAGCTGATCAAGCTGCCAACACAGTATTAGTAAGAGACGCTAATAGCTCTGGTGCTGTTTCTGCAAAGGCAGTCGCAGACACACAAATATTAATAGGTGACGGAACTGGTTTTACTGTTGCTGCATTATCGGGTGATGTTACCATGACAAATGGTGGTGCTGTTACAATAGCCAATGATGCAGTAGAACAAGCTATGATAGCCGATGATGCAGTAGGTGCAGATCAGTTGGCATCAAATGCAGTCGTAGATGCAAGTGTAGCGTCAGGAGCGGCAATATCAGTATCTAAAACTGCTTTAACAGCAGGAACTGGTATTACTTTATCTACAAACACTTTAAATGTAGATGCGGCTCAAACAGGTATTACTTCTTTATTAGCCACCGACATAAAGATTGGTGAAGATGATGAAACAAAAATAGATTTTGAAACTGCTGATGAAATACATTTTTATGCCAACAATGTTCATCAAGTTAAGTTAGTTGATAATGCGTTTACACCACAAGCAGATAGTGATGTTGATTTAGGAGCATCAGGAACATATTGGAAAGATGCTTTTATAGACACTATTACAACAACTGGTGATGTTGATGTTGGAGGTAATATTGAGTTAGGTCATGCTTCTGATACAACAATAGCTAGAGCAAGTTCTGGAGTTGTAAGTATTGAAGGAAACACTATAATAACAACAGCAAACTCAGATGCTGCAACAACTACAACTTCAAGCAGTGATGCAGATTTTGTATTAGTGGATGATGGAGGTGTTTTGAAAAAAATAACTCCTTCTAATTTAGGTATAACAGCAGGAGCAGCTTCAACAGATGATGCAACAGCATTGGCAATAGCGTTAGGATAAGATATGGCAAATACATTTAAATTAGTTACAAAGGCAGGTGTTACAAGTGCAGATGTTATTTACACAGTAGCAGGCTCTACAACAACTGTTCTTTTAGGTATCATGTTAGGCAACACAACATCAAGTCAAGTTACGGCAACTGTAACAATAGAGTCTGACACATCAAGTAGAGCAGGAGCTAACAATGAAGCTAACCAAAATGTTGAACTTGTGACAAATGCACCTATACCAGCAGGTTCTTCTTTGGAATTATTGGCAGGTAACAAAGTTGTTATGGAAACAACTGATGTTTTAAAATTAACTGCATCTGGTGCCACTGATATTGCTTTATCTATTATGGAGATAACATAATGCCTTTTCTTGGTTCTAGTCCTGTAAATCAATTTGAAAGCTTGTCTACAAGACAAGAGTTTAGTGGAGATGGTTCTACTACTACATTTACTTTAAGTGAAACTGTAAACTCTCCACAAGAAATTATTGTTAGTGTTGATGGTGTAGTTCAAGAACCCACTGGAGCATATACAGTTCCAGATGGAACAACATTAACATTTAGTGCGGCTCCAAGTTCTAACTCTGGTAATAACATTTTTGTTATGTTTATTGGAAGAGCTTTAGGCACTGTGACTCCTGCGGCAGAGAATAAAGGTAATTTCAAACAAGGTGGATTGTTTAGAACTAATGCACAAAGTTTAACATCTAATGTAACTATACTTGCAACAGAAAATGCTCAAGTTACAGGTCCACTTACGGTTGCATCTGGTGTTACACTTACAGTTGAAAGTGGTGGAAGGTTGGTAACATCGTGAGTCAAGTTAATACAGATACTTTAAGACACAGTGGAGGAACTTTAGGAACGGATGTGAGGATTAAAAATACATCTGTCTATGAGTCTGATAGTGGCACAAGTCCTACACAAAATCTTGTACAAGGTCTATGTAAAGCATGGATAATGCAAGAAGATGGAACAACTGTCCATGATAGTTTAAATCAAGCATCCTTAACAGATGAAGGAACAGGTCAGTATAAAATTGCTTTTACAAATAATATGAATAATAATGATTTTCCAGTATTAGCTCAAATGAATCCCTATACTTTTACATCAGGTTCAAAAACAGTATTAAATGGTAGTAGAGCTCATCATACAGATGGACAGGCAACAAATTATTATGTGTTGAAATCTGGTCAAGTTGCTATTGGTAGTCATGGTTCTGCTCAAGATGTTGAAAGTGCAGCAGGAATAGTGGGAGACTTAGCATGAGCACTATAAAGACAAATACTTTAACAGGCACAACCACAGCAGGTTCTATTTCTGTTACAGGAGAGGGTAATTCTACCACGACTAACTTACAACAAGGGTTGGTAAAAGTTTGGCTTCACTATGATCAAAAGGGAGATAGTGGCAGCACACAAGCATTAGATAGTTTTAACGTAGGTAGCATAACTGATTCTGCGGCAGGTCAGTATGAGGTGAATGTTACAAATAATTTTAATAATGCTTTTCATGCAACAGGAGCTATTTGTATAGATAGTGGCACACAAGCTTTATTTTCATCAGGACCTGAAAGTGATAGTTCTACTTCTATGATTGATATGTTGAGTTACGATGCGGGAGGAAGTCTTGCAGATGGAGATAGTTCAACTAATATAACTTGTGGAGACTTGGCATAATGGCAAACGGAACAATAGCATTTGATACATTAACAACATCTGATTCAAAGAATACGAATACAGAAAAGTCTATTGATACAAGTTACATATACAATGGTGTTGCAAAACAATGGTTGCATTTTAATCAAGATACACCTGCTACAAGAGATAGTTTTAATACATCTTCTGTTTCCGATGAAGCAACAGGTAAGTATGATGTAACTTTTACCAGTGCTTTTTCTAATACAGAACATCTTTCTGCTTGTGGTCATACAGTAGAATCTAATAGTGCAGACAACTTTAGTCATACAGAACATCAAAATTTAGTATCAACAACAACACACAGACGTTCTGATTTTGAAAACAACGCAAGACAAGATGAAACATATTCAGTTACAATAACATTTGGGGATTTAGCATGACAATAGAAACACCAGAATTTCAAGGCACACATCTTTGGGATAGATTGTGTTGGGCGAAAGAAAAGTTAGAAGGCAAACAATCTGATTATCGTGTGGTATGGGAAGACCCAGATAAACCAGAAGAATGTGCAAAAGTTACCGTGCCTGACCCTAATTGGATGGCTTGTGCATTGCAAGGTGGTATTTTACCTCCAGTTGAGGTATATTGGGAATTAGCTAAAGATGAAGCAAAACCAGATTTTAAAAAACATACAAGAGGTTACTTGCTTCATAATACAAAACCGATTGAAGCTATGACAGAAGAACAAGCGATAGAATACTTAATTATGAAAGACATACCACAAAGAGTGTGGCGAGATTACGAAAAAGCTAATAGACCAAGATTAGTGATTTGTAGAACAAATCAACTTCCATCGACAAGAGTATGGCGTAATGCTTGGAAGATTGATGAAAATGTAAATAAAAGCCAAAAAGTAGCATAGGAGATTTAATATGGCAAAAACAATGATAATGGATAAAGATGGTAATAGCATAGATGCCTCTACCGCTACCGTACCATCGGACAGGCATTTTAGAAATGCTTGGACACTTAATGGTAAGGTTATATCTGAAGATATGACTGAAGCTAAAAAGATTTTCCAAAATAAAATCAGAGAAGTCAGAACACCTTTACTAGAAGCAGAAGACGTAGCTTATATGAAAGCTCTTGAAGCTGATGATGCAAGTGCAAAAACTGCAAGTGTAAATAAAAAGAAAGCACTTAGGGATGCACCAGCAGCTTCGGCAATTAGTAATGCAGATACGATTGCTAAATTAAAAGCAGCTTGGGACACAAGTACATTAGGGACAAGTCCTTACGCATAGGAAGTAATAGATGGCTTTAACTCAAGTTATAGGAACAGGCATTGGTTCAATAGGAGCAACCACTGTAACTGGTGAAGGAACCGCTACAACCAGTTTACAACAAGGGTTGTGTAAACATTGGATTCATTTTAATGGAACTGGAACTGTAGCTATATTAGACTCATTTAATAATACTTCAATAACAGATAATGGAACAGGAGACTATCAAGTTACAATAGCTAATGATATGGCTAATGATGATTTTTCTGTAAGTGGTACTATGTGTTTTGGAGCAACTGGAACTTCAAGTGCAGCAAGACAAGGACCTGCTGTAAATGAACACGCAGTTAGTAGCTATCAAGTTTATTGTGGTAGTAATACTACTACTCAAGATGATACTGCTGTAATAAACTTGCAGACTATGGGAGACCTAGCCTAAAATGGAAATAGATGCCATGCTATTTTGGAATGTTATATTAACAGTGGTAGTCGTTCCATTTGGGTGGGCATTCAACAAAATGTTTTCAGAGGTAAAGAGATTGCAGATATTATTAAATCAAACAAGAGAAGAATACGCAAAACGAGATGATGTAAAAGAAGATATGCATGACTTAATGGATGCATTAAAAAGACTAGAAGATAAACTAGATAAGATATTAATTGGAGCTAAATAATGTTAAGTATACCACAGGTTTCTAATCAAGAGATTTTAAATGCATTGCAAATGCAACAAAACTATTTTTCTGGTTTAGAAAAAGATGACGTTATTAGAATGGCAGAGGGTGGTATGCCAATGGATAGATTTGAACAAAGACAAGAACAATCTACTGTAGGTAGTTATGTTCCTCCACCTGTACAATCATTTCAAGAAGGTGGTTTGCCTATAGCACCAACACCTGAAGATACAACAGTTCCATCTGCCATA